GGCCGTACAGGGTCAACGCCCCATGAGCCGGACGAATTAACGACCATGTGCCGAATCGCCGTCGTCTGCGATTTTGCGACCTGCTCCAAGATAGCCTTTGCGAGATTGAGATAATCAAGTGCTTCAGCTTCCGTCTCGGCGCGCGTATCTAGCACTACTTCAAATGTGTCGATAGTCTGCGAGACTGTGCCACCCACCTGCGTGATAAGCACGTGCGGGAGTATATAATCCTTTGGAAGCGGACGGCAATACGCGTTCAGATTAAAGCCGCTTAATGCTTTTCGAATTTCATCCTCGATATCAATATCTTTGTTCAATATCATCCTGTCACCGCCTTCGATAAAATCTTGTTTTCCGCTTCTTCTTTTGCAGACTCTTCGTCATTTGCAACGACACGACCAATCGGTCTGGTTACGCCGTATGCGTTATCCTGGAATCGCGGTTCGTTTGCCATTTCCACGTGGAATCCTGAACCGTTCTGCAGATACGACGTGGCGCGTGCGGCGATCTTTTCCGCTTCGCCCTGCACCTGCCCAGATAATCCCTGCAGGCATTCCGCGAAGCCAGCCGAATTAAATTTAATTCCAATCTGCGTACTCATCCTGCCCACCTCGTTATGTTCAGCTGAACATGACTAACTCGACCTGTCGCACTCATCCACGCTTTTGGCTCGCCATTAATCGTGTAGACGTTTCCATCAAAGCCAATACGGTCGCCTGCCTGCACATCTGTGTCAGGTGGTAAATATACCGTATATCCCTCATTGATTCCAAGCACGCGCCCATCTTGGGACAGACCTGTTGTGGATGGTTGAACAGAACAGTTGGAGATGGTTGTTTCTGTCGCATTGTTCCAATCAAAAACGGCTGAGCCTCTGGCTTCGCGTGTTCCAGGTCGGATAATGGTTATTTCTTGTGTGCACCACGATGGAATTGCCATTAGAACACCCCCTGAACGCGATAAGCCTGCAGGACTTCTTTGTTATCATCTGCAAGCGCGGTCGCTCTTGATGTATTCGCCCACGTTGCATTGTACGTGATTGATACACCGCCTGCAGTCTCGGACTGAACACCCGAAGTGGATGCCATCGCATGAGTGACTCGATGCGCGATTAACTCCTTCAGACCGCTTATAAGCGCTTCGGGAACGCCTGCAACATATTCCACGACAATCGGAGTGTGTTTCAGTATGCGATAGCAATTAAGTCCAATCACTCGCAGGATTCCGTTAGGTTCGAGCACGTATGAATCGTGTGGCGTTCCATTAATCATCAGAGATGTGATTTCACTGACATATTTAGCCGGAAGCTGAATCATAACGCCACCGTCCACCTCCGAAACGCGTGCGTCATAAAAAGTTGATTCAAATCTGCAAGCCTCCGGCGGATAAACATGCCAGTTACAATAATTTCGCACAGCTGAAGTCGCCGCAGAGATATTCCGTGCAGAGCGCCCGTCAGTCGCGTATTTATTGGCAGTGAACTCATCATATTCGTCTTTCGTGAGCATATCGGGCATTTCGTCGATATCTACAAACGTATACCCCCAATTTGTCATCAAACTCATTTTGACTTCACCGCCTTGCGCTTATTCTCGGTCTTTTTCACTGCTTTATTAGACGGCTCGACCGCCTTTTTCACTTCAACAGCACCTTCCGGCTGAGTGCCTTCTTCAAACTGGTACTGTCTACCATTTACAATATAATCTTTCAGCATGGTTCTCACCGCCTTTCAAATAAAGGGGAGAGCCGAAGCCCTCCCTGCTCAATGCATCATATTAGGTTGTCGCCTTTGTGAGGACCTTGAAGCCCGCAGGACGTCTGATCGCAAGGGCAAGACGCTCTTCTGCGCGGATCGTCATCAGGTTCTTCTCGAAGTCGTCGACGTCGCTGTTGGTGGAATCGACTCTGACGCCACCGTTCTGGACTACAGACCCGCAGGTCTTCCATGCACCTACGACGAACTTGTTGGCTGCAATCGCAGTTGTTACACAGACCGGGATGCCCCACAGGTTCGGAACGCTCTGAGCGCCGAAGGGGCCGCCGCCGAAGTATTCGTTCGTGGTAAGCTTGAGGGTTCTCAGTTTGAACCAGTCAGCCGGGTTCAGCGCGATCGCATCAGCGGCAAAGCCGGACTGTTCCTGCACATCCATGGCTGCCTTGAGGATCTCTTCTGCTACGTCGAGATATGTAGCTGCTGCGGTGATGCTGCCGGTCTGGATGCCGGAAGTACCGAGCAGGTTGGCGACGAGAATGCTCTGTTCTTTCAGGCCGAGGGCATAGACCAATCTGCCGTTGATCGCGGAAGCCAGAAATGCGTAATCGTTGATATATTCCTCGGACTCCTTGATGAAGGCCGTGATCTTGCTCAGAGAAACGGTCTTAGGAGTCGGATCTGCAAAGTGGACCTGTGACTTCTTCGCTCCTTCCGCGGTGATTGCAGGCTCGCCCTGCATCGCGCCTTCCACAAGGTAGACCAGCGTGGAGCCGGAAATGGTCTCTGATCCGAACAGGTCGCGGATCACCAGCGGGACGCGGGGAGCGGTGACGACGTTCCTGTCATAGGTCGTTGCATATGCGCTCACGCCGGCCGTGGTCGGGGTCATCTGGACATCGTCAGCGGCTTTCTCGAACGCCGGAGCGATGATATGGAAAGACTCACGTGCGGTGATCTTGCCATTTTTCTTCACTGCATGGACGAAATTCTCGCCGAGGCTCTTCGCCTGCACGTGACCATCAGGATCTCTCTTCTCTTCAGGAGCACCGATCACACCGATCAGCGCATCAGCTGCTTCTGCTGCCTTGATCTTAGCCTGGAGATCTTTGACCTCATCGACAGCAGCCTGAAGATCTTCTGCGGATTTCTCGCCTCTCTCCACCTCTGCTTTGAGACTCGTCATTCTTTTGATTGCTTCTTTAAGTTTTTCTTTGAGATTCATTTGAATCCTCCTTATTGCGTTATGATCAGCTCCATTCAGGAGTTGATAAGGTCGTTAGCTTCTTTCAGAAGTGCCTCCAGCTTCTTCTGCTCCTCGTCGTTGGCAGGGTCCTGCTCCTCCGACTTGGCACCCGAATCCTTCGGATCTTCCTCTATATCCTCAAGCTCTCCAAGCACACCTTGTAAGAGCGTGATGGCTTCTCTGATAGCGTCGGCATCCTTTTGACTGTTGCGCTTGCCAGCCTTAACATCTACGACGCCTGCATCATCATTGGCAGGTACGCAGACGCAGGAAATCTCATAAAGATCCAGCTCTCTCAGCTCGTTCGCTTTTGTCCCATCCTCCAAAGTAACTAAGCCATTTTCCAAAACGTCATACGCAAAGCTGAATCTGGACAGGCGCCCGTCCTTATACAGATTTCTGACGCGCTGAGCCTCTTCTGTATCGTCAAATGACGCAAAAAAATGGAGGCCTTTTTCGTCCTCCTCTGCATCGGCTGTGCCGATATATGACTGCAAGTTGTCCATTTGGTGCGCCCACAAAAGCGGGATTCCTTTTCCACCATTCCAGCGCTCTTTCAATGTGTTTGTAAAAGCGCCTTCTCGGACGACATCTCCATAGCTATCAGGTCGCTTAATCCATGTGCTCGCATAACCTTCAATCGAGCCGTTGCCAGCATCGTCATATTTGACATTAAACTCTTTATATTGCATATCTGCCTCCTAATCTATCGTGATGATAATCTCTGTCGAACAGTTGCATCCGCAGGTCGTATCTGGATCTCCGTTCTCATCCCCAGGCCAATAGCAACCATTAGAAAACGCCTGGTCAATTGGCACTGTCTCGCCATTCATCATGGCGTGTTCCTGTCTTGGGTTCTCGCCAGTCACCCATCTTTTTTCGACCGTCTTGTGAATACCCTGTTGCTCTGCCTGCTGTGGAGCTTCTTTTGTTACCGCCCACCCGGCGACGCCGATTGCAAGCGCTCTTCCGAGCAGTTTTGCATTGGAGTTCTCGCGCTCTTCGAACACATCAGCTGGCGTTTTAGACTCTTCTTCGTCCTCATCATCCTCATCCGCATCCATCACGGCTTCCAAACGACGCCTTGTTGCTTCGTTGATCGCTTTCGCACGACCTTCTGCCATTGCTCGGAGATATTTACGCGTCTGTTCGGTATTGTATTTCGCCCCGATCGCGCGCGCCGCCTCTGCTCCATGCGCATCTCCAATGTCATTCATGACAGGCACGATGTCGTCCGCGAGTTCGTCATTCCATCTGTCCTCATCCCACCAGCGCGCCGACTTTGCACCGAGCTTCGGAAGGACCGAGTCTGCCTGACGTTTGAAAAACTTACTCATGACGTCTGCCATACGCTTTTCTTCTTCTTTGGTCGAGCGCCCCTTGATTCGGATTGCATCGGATTTACAATGCACGCATCCGCATGCTTCTTGTGGTTCCTGCACCGCCATTGGCTCCTGCTCTTCCATATGCGTATCCTGCGGAGAGGATTGACCGCCTTCCAACACATTCAACGGTACGATTAATTCGTCACCGCCTTCAATCGGCGGAAGGTTGTTGTCCGCTCTGGCTTCGTTTCTCGTAAGCCACGGACCGCCGACGGACGCCTGCAGAATGCTTGCGCGCTCTTCAAATGAACCCTTGAGTTTTTCTGTCAAATCAAATTCCACATACAAATCTCTGTCCGCTCCAATCATCGGGAGTAGGAAGGAATTAATTCTCTGCTGGAACATCTGCAGGATGGGTCCGAGGCATTCGGCATACAGTGCCCTCGCGTTATCTTTTGAGCTCGCATATGTCTGTGTATCCGAATGCCATACAAGTGATGGATTGATTCCATATGCAGCCGCGACAGATTCGCGCGACAATTTGACCGAGGATGCCCATTCTGCCTCTTTAAAGGACGTGCTAAACGGCTTGATTTCCATGCCGTCCTCAAGCACGGGAATGGAACCCGCTTTTGAGCCACCCGACCCCCATGATTCACGGAATGCCGTTACGAATCTCTTCCGCGCTTCATCATCCCACGGCTGAACATTCGCAGGACGGATAATCTGAGCATTTAGTCGTCCCGAAGAATGCCATAGTTGCTTTCTGAAGTTACCTGCTTCAATCTGCTCCTGCAATGTCTGACGCAGGCCGCTTATCGGAGAGATGTACCCGCCTGGATTTCCGGGCGAATAGGTCTTGAACTGAACAAATTCTTCGCGCGGGATATCAAATGCAGCTCCATTTGATGTCACAACCCTAATGCTCTTTGCGGAATAAGCGTTCTTGCTTTCCGTCTGAATAATCCATTCGCTTGGAACGATTCGCATCTGATAGCCCGAGTCGCTGTCGGCGTCAGGAAGGACCCAGACATAGACTGTTCCAAAGACAAAGTATTCCAATGCGAGCGCCCTAATAAATTCAAATTCAGTCTGGTCTTCATTCGGAATCCATAAAAGCTTCGCCGCCACGCTGTCCCTATCTCTTTTTCTGTCTGTCTCATCGCTCCGTTTGTAGACTTTTAACGGCAATTGCGCGATGGAGTTGCTCAAGAAGTCAACAACCGCCTTGAGATTATCCTGCGATGCATATAACTGCCTTGCTGTATAATCCAAGACTCGTGTCGGCGCATCGCCACTAATGTTATAAAAATGCACATTCGGGCGGAACATCATCCGCCACCGCTCTCGTATACTAGGCATTCATTCCGCCTCCGTTTTCAAATAAAAACGACGTCCGCTCCAGATGCGTACGCCGATTCATAAATCTTTGTATCTTTTTGTATCTGCGTTGCCGCCGCAAACGCGACAAAGCAAGCGAAAAGCGGGGCAATATCGTCCGGACTCTTAACGCGGTCCGGCAACTCAATTCCACCGCCTATATTCCTTAACTGCATTGTTTTGCCAGGCATGTTCAGCACTGGCTGGTCAAGATGATAAACCCTAACGCCACCGCGTGAATCATCCCCGCATGCAGTGATTGCATCATAAAACCTGCCCCAACCATTCGTTAATTCCTTACCCTCGATCGGGATCCTGTTCACGCCATGAATCGTGCAGATTTGTTCTGCCAATCCAGAAGCGGGTGCGCCGCGGGATTGGAACGCAAGATTCATCGGGTTTTTCATCGCGCGCGCTCTGAACCAATCTTCCACCCAAGCCGTACCGACTCGCCTTGCCACGACCTCGATATGATAGTTACCGTCCTCGCGCATCCCGCAGACTCCGATGGACGCCCAGCGCCTGTCCTGTGATAAGTCCAAACCGAAATACAACTCGGACTCAGGCGCGATGCTTGAATTGATATCCAAGCCGCCTTCCCATGCTCCGTCCGGAAATGGGTTTGGAAGAATCGTCTCGACCTGCTGACACATGCATTCTGAACGAAACTTGTTATCAGGAAACGTGGAGCGGTTGGAAAGCAACGCCCGTTCCGTCAGATATCCGTATCCGAGCGCAGGGTTTGCTTGCGCAAGTGCTTCCATATTGTCCGTCTCTGCATCATCCGGCGCGGACCATTCGAACAGGCCGAGCGTCGAATCGTCCACATCCCCGCCGAAGTCGTCAGCTGACTTACCCTCAATGATAGCAATGGCCTGCGAACGCAACTGCCTCAACACAACCGAATCAGGATCTCCCGCGTTACTGAAGCACACTACAAGTCCATTCGGTTTTGCATTTGTTGAAGCAACCGCTGCAGACCACGTTTCCCAGTCACGCTGCTCACGAATCTCATCCAACATGACAAGGTCATTGGAGTCGCCTCGCCCTGCACGGCGCGTAGGCGCTCCGACTTTATACTGTCTTCCACCACTAAGAATCAGGCGTTTATTTCCATTTGTTCTGGAAACGCGCTCGATATCAGCATTTAATTCGGGATGCGTCTCCTGATCGTTAATCACAGCCTCCCAAACTTCTTCCGCCTTATCCAATGACAGGCTCGTTCCGAATATCGATTCCACGCAAAGCACGTTCATGAAGAATGATGCGATCACTTCTGACAAAACCGTCTTGCCGTTTTGGCGGGAAATCAAAAAGAGAACTGTCCTGAAGCGAAAATGCCATTCGCCTCCCAGTTCTCCGACGATCTCCATCATGTGAATGAGTGCCCACTCCTGCCACGGGTATAAGTTTTTCTTCAGGACTTCTCTGGCATATGCGACACACGCAAACCCAAGCG